CGTCGCGCTCGTGCTGAAGGCATAGTTCATCACCACGCCATCGCGCACCAGGACGTCAAGCATCTTGGAGGTGCCCACGCTTTCCGATTTCACCGCGAGCATGGAGATTTGCGCCTTCGCGATGCCGCCGGTGTGTGAGTAGATCCACTTTTCTTCTCTGTCGTTCAGGGCGAGCTTCATGGTCGGCTGGCCAAACTGCGCTGCCATCTCGGCCGTCGTGGTGACGCCCTTGACGATGGCGGAAACACGCGATTCATCGAAATCATTGCCGTATGAGTAGGTTGTCGGCGGCGGGCTGGCGCAGGCCGACACGGCAAGCGCAGCGGCCAGGATGGCGGCGTGGGTCAGTTTCATGTTGTCTCTCCCTTTGGATACGAATTGAAGGCGAGCACATTGTCAGACCGTGGTGTGTTCCCGCTGTGACTGCGGCAGGCACTGGGCAATCCGTCGCATCGCAGGAATGGCGTCACGGCAGCAAAAAGCCGCCTCGTTGGCGGCTCATTTGCAGAGCGGTGGAGCTACTTTTGCGGCGCGACGCTCCAGTCGATCGCGTGCATGGTCAACCGCTGCAGCAGCGTCAACGGCACGACCTTATCGGCATGACCTTGAGCGATAGCCTGCTCGTTCTGGCACGCCACCACCAGTGCGCCCAGCGAAGCCTGTTCGTCGGCTTCGATGTTGAGCAGCTGGGCGCGGAACTTCACCAACTGCTCTTCGTCGTAAGCGCCTTCAGCAGCAAGCTGCGCTAGGAGCAGCGCAAGAACTGCGGCACCGATGATGTCGCGTTTGAATCTGAAGAGGACCTTCTTCACAGCCAGTGGAAGCCCTTGGCCATCAAGCCCGCCAGGCCGAGCGCCACGCCCACGATTGCGCCTAGCAGCAGTTTCATGTCGCCGCGCAACTCGCGCACGTCGGCGCGCAAGTCGGTCATCTGCCGGTTCATATCGACGCGCAAATCGGCGAGCTGGGTGCGCACGAATTCGGAACTTGCTTCGAGCTTGGCAACACGGGCTTCCATTGCGCCATTGTCCGGCGGTTCGCCGTTCGTGTCACGTGGCAGACCGGTTTGCATGTCGATGACGGGCATCACGGCGCCTTGATGTCGAAGAGTTGGACGGCGCCACAGCTTGGGCAGCGCCAAGCCTGCAGCGCCAGAGCTTTGCCGTTTGGAACCAGTGCGTTGGGCTTGGAAACAAGGGCAGTCAGCGCGTTGGTTTGCTTTGGTGCCACGCCCTGCAGCACCCACCACCCTTCTTGCTCAAGCAGTGCACCGTGTCCGTAAGGACAGGTCGGGTTAGAAGGTTCTGTCATCTAGCGTCCTTCTTCAAAAAATCCCCCAGCGCCGTCGGATGAACTCCACGCCACCCTGTAGATCGGAGCCGGGCGGCCGGGGGGGGGCTGGATTGATGTCCTCAATCGGACGGATGAATTGCGGCATTGGCGTCCTAATCGGCGTCACATTCGACCGACAAACTAGGGGAGGCCCGCTGACCGTCAAGCGGCTTTCTGGTGTATCGAAACCTCTACGGGTGCAGGGGTGGGTGCAGCCAACGCCGTAGCCAGCGCCTCGCGCGCCCGCAGGCTGTCGGGTGACACGGCCAGAGCATCCAGGCGCTCGCGCACCAGGCGCAGGGCGGACTCATCCATCGTGTTCAGGCGCTCAGCAAGGTGCGCAGCAAGGTCGGCGGGCGTCGGGGGATGAACCGTCAAGGAATCCTTGTTGGTTGCCGGGGCCGCGGACATTTCGCCGTCTCCGGTGGCCAGCCAGTCCGCGCTGACTTGCATCACCTTCGCCGCGCGTGAATTGTTGAACGCACTCATTTGCCTCGTGCTTCCGTCCAACACCTTCATGACGGCTTGGTAGGAAATTCCAAGCGCGCCCATCAAGTCCTTGTCGGTCTTGCCCGAAGCGCGCATCGCCTCCGCAAAACGATCTTTGTATTCAGTGGCTGCAACCATGGTTGCAACGCTACTGCCCAATGCCTTAACCATGGTTTACAGGCTTTCTGAACTATGGTTCAATGCGGCATGCTTAAAGAAGAAGCCATCCAACTACTCGGCGGCAAGGTGTCGCTCGTGGCCGATGTCATCGGCGTGTCGTACCAGGCCGTCGAAAAGTGGCCCGACGTTCTGCCGCCCCGAATTGCCGACCGTGTACAGGCGGCGTTGTATCGGCGTATCGCGGCAGAGCGGCAGGCCGGCTCGGCTTCGATTCCGGTCTCGCCAGAAGCCAAGGCGGCCGCAGTGGAGGTGCGCGATGCCGCGTGAGCAACTTATCGGGGCTTCGCTGCGTCTTTTGGGGACTCGCCTACTGGCGGCCGTAGAAGCGAATCGAAGGTGCTCAGAGCGGCTTGCATCTGCGCTTCCGGGACTTCTGAAGCAAGAAGTTCCGCATGCAAAGGCTCTCTTAACTGAATCAGATCGGCGCGGACCTGAGGAAGGCTGTACAGCAGCCGACCGATCACAAACTCTGCCGCCAGTTGGCGACCGAGCATCTGATTGAACGCGATGACGATTCCATCCAGGTCGTTTTCCATGCCGGTTCCCCTTGCGAAATTGGGTTGTGTGATAGCTCCCAATGTAGTGATCAGGGGCCGGCACCCGGCCCCCGAACCCAAGGCCGCCTGACCCATGACCTACCTCTTGTGGTCCCTGGTTCTGGTCGGTGCCGCCCGCCTGCTGGGCTTCTTGTGGCGCCAGTTCACGGGCGAGCCGCAGGTTTCCATCGGCATCGGGCAGATGGTGTTCGGCGCCTGGGCGGGTTGGTTCCTGTTCTGGGGCGCCTGAGCTATGACAACGCGGGCTCACAGGGTGCCACCGCACGCATTGCGTCGCGCTGGGGTGGTTCGACTCCGCCAGCCCGCACCCGGTCTTCCCCGCCGCACTGTGGCCGCTCCGAATCGGCAGCGTCTGTACGGAAGCGTCCTGTGTGCGGTGGCCCACTCGGCGCAACAAGTTGTCTCCCACGCGCACCGGTGCCGGCCTATCCGGTTGCTGCCGTACTCCTCTGCAGCGCGCGTGTTTGCCCTGGGCCGGAAGGCTCAGGGCTACTTCTCTGCGGTCGGTGGTTGATGCCATGCCCTCAATGTCGTGCACCCCGCTGGAAAGGTCACGCAAGGCATTCGGCCGGGCATTGCAGGCGATGCAAGAGCCCGGAACGGCTCGCAACCTGGCACATGTGCTGGGCGTCAGCGAAGCCACGATCAGCCGCACCAAGACCGAGAAGCTCGAAGACTCCATCACGCTGCTCTATCACCTGGGTTTCAAGGTGGTGGAGCAGGACCGGGAATGCGTGCCGCGCGACTACCTTGTCGCTCTGCAGACGCTGGCCCGCATGCAGGCCCAGCAGCCTGCTCAACTGACTTGGGACGACACATGAGACCCCGCAAACCGCAGTGCGCCATCCAGGCCGAACTGGAAACTTTCTTCAGCAGCGGCGGCACCGGCACTGCGCCGGCCATCGCGGCGCAGTTGGACCTGTCTCGCGCCAGCGTGTACCAGGTCATGGGGCAGATGGCCGGCGATGGGCGAATCGTGAAGGTCGGCACCGCGGCTGCTGACACGGCGCCGATACCGGCCACGGTCTGGGGCGCTGCGCCGATGCGCGCCGCCGACATCGTGGGGCGGCAGCCGGCGCTGGTGAAGCTGTGGACGGTGACGGTATGACATCAGCCAAGCGCGCCTTGATCTGCACCATCACCGATCTGAAGGCCCGTTGCATCGTCGACCAGGCCACGCACTGCTGGAACTGGCAGGGCGCGATGGTCAGCCCGGGCATGCCCGGCATCTACGCCTTCGATCACGCGACCGGTGACAAGCACACGATGACCGGCACGAAGGCCGCGTGGAACATTGCGCATGGCCGCGCCCCCCTGAAGGGCTGGCTTGTCGCACGTTGCTGCGGCGGCCGGCTCTGTCTGAACCCGGCGCATCTGCGCGAGTTCCGCAACCGGGCTGAGCTGGGGCAGCACATCAGGCGATCGGGCCGGCTGATCGGGAACAGCACCGAGCAGCGCCGCGCCAGCATTCGGCTGGCCTACGCAGCGCAGGGCATGGTGGAGACACCGGCCGCCATCGTGCTGGCGATCAGGGCTGCACCAGCTGGCGTGACATCGACGGCGCTGGCTGCAGTGCATGGGCTTGGGCTGTCGACGATCTGCCGGATCAGGCGGGGTGCGAGTCATCGGATGGTGGGGGCGGTCGCGGAGAGGCCTTCGGCTTGAACGCCCGCGTGATCCCCATCTACCCGGCCGACAACGGCCCCGATGTCCCGCCACCTGACGACGGGTCGCGTCTGCGCCAACCGCCGCACAGTCTGGAAGCAGAGCAGGGCATCCTGGGTGCCATCCTGCAGTGGCCACACGAGGTCATACCGGTGGCCGCCGAGCTGCTGAAGGCGGCCGACTTCTACAGCCACCCGCACCGGCTGATCTACGCCGCAGCATGCGACGTCTCGGCTTCCGGCTCCGAGGTCGACATGATCACGGTGTTCGAGGCGCTGCAGGAGCGCGGCCAGGCGCAGGACGCCGGCGGCCTGGCCTACCTCAACGCATTGACCCAAGGCGTGGTGACCTCACGCGGTGCACGGCGTTACGCTAAGCTGGTGGCAGAACGGGCCACCCTTCGTGCGCTGATCGCAGCGAGCGACGAGCTGGCGACGGCCGCGTTCAATCCGCAGGGTCGCAGGGTCACCGACTTACTGGACGAAGCGAAACTGGCGCTTGGTCGCATTGAGACCCGCAGCAAGCACGGCGGCCAAAAGATGCCGCTGATGTGCTTGGAGGATCTGCGACAGCAGTCCGACCAGGTGCGCTGGCTTGTGAAGAATGTTCTTCCGGCCGAGGCCGTCGGGATGATGTTCGGCGGCAGCGGAACCTTCAAATCCTTCATCGCCTTGGACGCTGCGTTGCACGTAGCCCATGGGCTGCCTTGGATGGGCCGGCGCACGAACAAGGGGCCGGTGCTCTACATCGCTGCCGAAGGCGGGGCCGGCCTGTGGGCCCGCGTCGACGCATGGCATCGTGCGCGCAAGCTGGAATACGGCGGCATTGACTTCCGCGTGCTGCCAGCGGCCATCAACCTGGCGCAGGACGCCTGGCGCGTTGTCGACGCGGCGCAGCTGGTCAGCCACACGCCGGCGCTGGTGGTGGTCGACACGCTCAGCCAGACGTACGCGGGCGAAGAGAACAGCGCCCAGGAGATGGCCGGCTATCTGCGCGAGCTGGGAACCCGCTTCCGCGATCTGTGGCGCTGCGCGGTGCTCCTGATCCACCACAGCGGCCACAGCGCCACGGAGCGCCCCCGCGGCAGCAGCGCCATCCGAGCGAACCTCGACTACATGCTCGGTGTGTTCCGCGACGAGAAGGAAATGCTGGCGACCGTCAGCTGCGCCAAACAGAAGGACGGCGACACCTTCTCTGACGTGACGTTCCAGATGCGCGTGCTCGAGCTCGGCGTCGACAGCGACGGCGACCGAATCACTTCGCTGGTGGCGCGCCACCTGTCTGCACAGCACGAGGTCGAAGAGGCCCAGGCCGACGAACAGAAGGCCGGCCGCGGCGGCAAGCGATCGCTGCTGATCACCCTGGCCCAGAACGGCATGAAGTACGAGGCGCTGCGCAAGGCCTTCTACGAAGACTGCGGCCTGACGTCACCGGACGCACAGCGCCAAGCCTTCCACCGGGCCCTGAACGCCGCCAAGAAGGCCGGCGCTCTTGAGGTTGCAGAGGGCTACATCCTGATCCTTGGAGGCTCCAAATGAGCGTTGCCGTTGAACCCTGGCCCTTCTACGCCGATGACGGCGGAGCACCTTCGTGGTGGGTTGACGTCACTACGTCGAAGCGCACATTGCGACTGATCTGGTCCGGTCGGTCTGGCCGATTTGCAAGGGGCTGGAACTCCATGCATCTGCGCCGCAGCGCTCCCGCCGCGTACCGCGAAGCAGTCGATTTCATGCAGCGCTTTTGCCAAAAAATGCAGCGCCCAGCGCCCGCCGAATGCGTGACACATGAGCGTGACACTTCAGCGCAATGCGTGACACTCAGTTTAGCGGAGAGCGTGACACTCTTGCGCGCCCACGCGGAACCTACGGTTTTCAGCACCGAGTGTCACTGTCACGCTCGGCGTGACTCTGTGACCGTGACACGTGACAGTGACAGTCCTCCGCTTCGCTCCGGGACCGTCACGATCACGCAGGCGAAACCTGTGGATCGCCAGCAAGAACACAAAGCGCGTCTGGCGAAAGATGCCCGATTCGCCGGCTGGGTTGCGGGGTCGAAGGCATGAATGCCGCCGAGCTCGAGCCCGTCTTCGGCGCCGACAGCCACCCCGACGCCGTGCGGGCGCTCGAAGACCACCACGAACTGATGCGCCGGGTTTCGGTGTTGACGCTGCAGAACCGCCGGCCGCAGGACATCGAGCCTGGGGCGCTGCGGGCTGCGCAGTTCTGGGCATCGATCCCGCCGTTGGACAGGCCGCTGGGTTCGGGAGATCCGCTGTGATCGTCATCGGTATTGATCCCGGCCTTACCGGCGGCCTGGCCACCATCGATTCGCGCACTGGCAAGTGCAGCGTGCACGACCTGCCGACGACGCCGCTCGAAGGCAACGGCTTGATCCGTCGCCGCATCCAGGGCCGCGAACTGGGCCTGCTGATCCGCAAGCTCTCGCCGGCTGGCGAGTCCGTCGCTGTGTACCTGGAACAGGTCGGTGCGATGGGCGGCAAGAACAACGCGATCCAGATTCAGGCCAGCCTGACCGGAACGTTTCTCGGCATCCGCTGCGTGCTCGACGTGCTGCAGCTGAACGCGCACCTGGTGCAGCCGCAGAAGTGGAAGTCGCACTTCGGCCTGAAGCGGGTCCCCGATGAGAAGGACTCGGCCTACAAGGCGCGGCACGTCACGCTTGCCCGGACGCTGTACCCGGACGCGCCTCTGCCGCTGGCCAAGGACCACAACAAGGCCGAAGCGCTGTTGATCGCGCACTACGGCCTGCAGGCGGCCGCGTGATGTGCATCCTCTGCGGTCGCCGCCTGATCCGTGCATCTGCCACGGTGCCGGCGCGCGGCGACATCCCAGAGGGCGCAGTCGGCCCGACCTGCGCACGCAAGGCCGGGCTGATCGCACCGGCGCGGCTGCAGCTGTTCGCCCGCAAGCCTCGGCAGCGCGTGAGGGCAGTGACGCCGCAGATGGAACTGCTGGCATGACCTCCCGAACCCATGACACCAACCATCGCCCAATGTTGGCCCCGTGGCGCTGAGCCCATGCAACGCCCGGACATTCAACCTCCGGACCTTGAAGATGACGCCGACCCCGCAGATACCGCATGGGACTACCCGAAGCAGCGTACCCGCCCCGCCGCAGAAGCCCCGCAGCCCCGTACCCGCGCGCCGTCTTGCGTGTGGGACGTGGCCGCCATCGGCGCGGCAACCAAGGCCATGCGTGCCAAAGGCCGGTTCGGAGACGCTGCGGGCTTCACCGCGCCAGCACCTGCAGTTGTCCGAGAAGGTGGCACCGTGCGCGTGATCGGCGCTCAGTACCCGGCAGGCCGGATGACGGATGACAAGGCCGAAGCGGAGAAGCAGCGCCGTGCACGGCAGATGCCGCCGAAGCCAGCGAAGGGGGCGAGGACGCGGGGTGTGAAGGTTCGGTTGTGGGATGGCGAGGATGAGTAGGCCGCCAGCACTGAATCCGCAACAGCAGGATGCGGTCAGGCGACGGCTGGCTGAGGGCGAAGGGGTGCGAGCACTGGCGCGGGAGTTCAACACCAGCGACGCAACGATTCGCCGCCTTTCGTCGCATTCGTCGCAGATTCGAAACGTGGCCGAAACCCTCGCGGCGGCACAGACCGCTCTGGCCGCGCTTCCTCTCGCGCAGCAGCATCAAGCCCTCAGCCTGGCCGACAAGCTGCGCAGCATCAGTGAGAACCTGGCCAGCGCCGCCGAACTGGGCGCGAAGACGTCGCACCGCCTGCAGGCCCTGGCAAACAGCCAAGTGGCGAAGGTTGACGATGCCGATCCGATGAAGTCCATAGGCGCACTGCGCGATGTCGGCGTGCTGACCAAGTTGGCAAACGACAGCGCCAGCATCGCCCTGAACTTGCTGGCGGCGAACAAGGGCACGGTAGAAAAGCTGAACACCGACAAGCCTGAAGAGCCTGGCATCGACTCATCGAAGCTGTCGTCTGCCACGCTGGCCGAACTGCTGGCCGCCCGTGGTCCTGTCTGACGCCGACTGGCTGTCCATAGAGCGCGAGGCCTGCAAACGCAGCCTGGCCACCTTCATCCGCGAGGCGTGGAAAGTCCTAGAGCCCGGCCAGCCATACGTGCACGGCTGGCACATCGACGCCCTGGCCGACCACCTTCAAGCGGTAACCGCCGGGCAGATAACCCGGCTGCTGGTCAACGTGCCGCCGGGCACCATGAAAAGCCTGATGACGGGCGTTTTCTGGCCCGCGTGGGAATGGGGACCGCGCAGCATGAGCCACGTCCGCTTCATCGGCGCCAGCCATGAATCGACGCTGGCCACGCGCGACAACCTGCGCATGCGGCGCCTGGTGCAAAGCGAGTGGTATCAGCGGCTGTGGCCTCTGGTGCTGACATCAGATCAGAACGAGAAGACATTCTTCGAGAACTCAGCCACCGGCTGGCGACAGTCCTGCGCAGTACGGTCGATGACGGGCCGCCGCGGCGACCGCGTGTGCTGGGATGACCCGCACAGCGTGGAAGACGCGCACTCGGTGGCAGCGCTGGATGAGGCCGCGCGCATCTTCTCGGAGACGCTTCCGACCCGGCTGAACAACCCCGCGTCATCGGCCATCGTGATCGACATGCAGCGGCTGCACGAACGCGACATCAGCGGCCTGATCCTGGCGCGCGAGCTGGGCTATGACCACCTGTGCCTGCCGATGGAGTGGGACGGCCCGCGGCCAGCCACCAGCATCGGATTCAAAGACCCGCGTACCGAGATGGGAGCGCTCCTGTTCCCGGCACGGTTCTCGCGCGAGGTGGTGGACCGCGACAAGCGCGTGATGGGGCCCTATGCCGTGGCTGGCCAGTTCCAGCAGCGCCCAGCGCCACCCAAGGGCGACGAATTCCAGCCCGACATGATCGGAACCATCGACGCCATCCCGGCCGGCGCGGTGCAGTGGTGCCGAGGGTGGGACATGGCGGCCACCGAAGGCGGCGGCGACTGGACAGCCGGCGTGAAGATCGGCCGCCTTGTTGATGGCCGGTACATCGTGGCCGACGTGAAGCGCGCGCAGTACGCCACCCACCGCCGCGACGCGCTGCTGAAAGCCACGGCGCAGGGCGACGGCCCGGCGCTGAAGCAGAGCATCCCGCAAGACGGCGGGCAGGCCGGCAAGGACCAGCGCCTTGCGTTCGCGGCGCTGCTGGCCGGCAGCACGGTGCACTTCAGCCCCGAGACCGGCGACAAGGTGACGCGCGCCCGGCCGTTTGCCAGTCAGGTCAACGCGGGCAACGTGCTCATGCTCAAGGCCGGGTGGAATCACGACTTCCGTGAAGAGCTGCGCCTATTCCCGAACGGCAGCCATGATGACCAGGTGGACGGCGCATCGCGAGCTTTCGCGGGCCTGCTGGTGCCGCGCACGGGCATCTTCGTCTGACCGCAGCAATCCACCCCGGCGGGGCTCCCTCCCTAGCATCCCGCCCATGCCAGCCGTCACCGTCAACGCCACCGCCTCCGAAATCAGCCGCGCCCGCGAAGAACTGGCCGGTGTCTTCGGCTCCCTCGACGCCGGCCGCCCGAACGCCTGGGGACAGTACGGCTACAAGGCCGCACTGACGTTCCAAGACCTGATGCAGGCCTATGACCGAGGCGGCGCAGGTCACGGTGCAGTTCACCGCATCCTCGACAAGTGCTGGCAGCAGACGCCGCGCATCAAACAGCCCAAGGCCGACGCCGCGACGCCGTGGGAAGATGCGCTGACCAAGCAACTGCAGGCCGTCCGTGCCTGGCAGAAGCTGCGCGACTTTGACCGCCGCAACATGGTCGGCCGCTACGCCGGGCTGATCTACCGCGTGGCTGACGGCCTGGCGCTGCGCGAGCCGGTGACACGCGGCAAGCTGGTGGATATCGTTCCGGTGTACGAAAACCAGATCAAGGTGACGGCCTGGAACAACGACACGGCCAGCCCTGATTACGGCCAGCCGACCATGTGGCAGTACCAGATGCGCCCGCGCCACCAGGTCGGCGACATGCAGGGAGCGCCTGACCAGTGGGTGGACGTTCACCCCAGCCGAATCCAGATCATGGCCGAGGGCAGCGTGGGCGACTTCCTCGACGGCGTGCCCTTGCTGCGCGCCGGCTTCAACTGCCTCGTTGACATCGAGAAGATCGCAGGCGGCAGCGCCGAGAGCTTCCTGAAGAACAGCGCCCGCACGCTGGTGATGAAGTTCGACGCTAACGCCACCCCGCAGGTCATCGCCACCAACCCGGACGGCAGCGCCAGCGGCGAGTCGGTGGCAGAGGTGATGGAAGCCAAGACCCGCGCTCTGAACCGCAACCAAGACAGCAGCATCGTCATGCAGGGCGGCGACGCCAGCACGCTGCAGACCACCGTCAGCGACCCCGCGCCATCGTTCCAGGTGGCGGCGAACCTGTTTGCAGCCTCGGTACAGATCCCGTTCACCGTCCTGTTCGGCCAGCAGACAGGCCGCATGGCCAGCGACGAAGACAAGGTCGACATGTTGGCCAGATGTCAGGCGCGGCAGGTCAACGAACTGACCCCCATGCTGCGCGAGCTGGTGACGCGACTGCAGGCCATCGGCGCGGTCGAGGCTGGTGAGTTCGAGATCGAGTGGCCCGCACTCGACATGCCCGGCGACACCGAAAAGGCCGACGTTCTGGGCAAGATGACAGCCGCGATGAAGCAGGCCTTCGACGCCGGATTGTCTGAGCCCCTCTTCGATGCCAACGAACTGCGCCGCGTGATTGGCTTCGAGAAGCGAGCCGATGACGGCATGCCAGGCGAGGGTGCGGACCCGATCAACCCAGCCGCATGAATCCGCGCGCCGCGCCGCGCAAGCCGCGCACCCGCGACCCAGCCATCCCCGGAACCACCAAGGACCGCACCGGCGCTGCCGGCATCCTGCGCCGTGCCGGCGCCGACATCAACCGCCGATTCACCGGCCTGCTGTCCGACGTGGCGGCCGTGTTCGCGCGCATCCCTGTCTATGCAGTCAACGACATCGAGCTGGGTCGTGTGATCTACGGCCTGACACCCGAAGAGCTGGCAGCCACTGCCGAGGCGCTGCAAGCAGGCCTTGACCGCTGGATTGCCGAGGGCCGCGAGACGAAGCATGTGCTGTGGTGGGAGCCGTACCAGGCCGAGGCGCAACACCTGGGCGCGGCGCAGGCCGTATCGAACCTGAGCGGACTGTCCAACACCTACGCCGCCGTGCGCAGCCTGCAGCACGTCGTGTTCAGCGAGCCCTACCGCGTGCGCGCCGCGATGGCGCAGGTGAAGAGCTACGAACACTGGACGGGCCTGGCTGCCGGAATGCGCCAGGAACTGAGCCAGATCATTGGCCGCGCCGTCATCGATGGCAAGAACCCGAAGGCCGTGGTGAAGGAGATCGCCGAGCGGCTGGACGTGAGCAAGTCCGAGGCCCTGCAGTACGCACAGACCGACATCACCGACACGCTGCGGCAGGCGCGGTGGGCTGAGGCTGAGTACGCGCAGATCGACATCGGGCTCAAGCTTGGCTTGCTGTGGACATCGGCGCTGATCCCGCAGACGCGGCCGTGGCATGCCAGCCGAAACGGCAAGGTCTACACGGCGGCGCAGTGCAGGGCGTTCTACGAAGAGCGGGGAAACCGCTACGCCTGCCGGTGCGCACAGACGGAGTGCCTGCTCGACACCGACGGCAAGCCGATCATTTCCGACCGGGCCAAGGCCAGCCGGGCGAAGGAGCTTGCCGACTGGCAGGAGCAGCGCACGCGAGATGGCGACGGCACCTCTCCCTAGCATTCCGCGCCATGAAGACCAAGCGCGTGCACATCCTCTCAGCCGTCAACGCTGCCAACGTCAGCAAGACCGGCTCTACCTACACCATCCGCGACGTGTGCGGAGCGATGGATGACATCGTGATGAACCGCATGCTGTACCCGGCTGAGCAGCTTGCCGCCGGCGCGACGTCGATGGAAGGCAGGCCGGCGCCGGCAGGCCACCCCAAGAATGCAGCTGGACAGCACATCAGCGCCACCAACGGCGAAGCCCTGCTGACCACGTACGCGGGCGCGGTCTGCCGCAATGCCCGCCACGAGGGCGGACGTTCGCTGGTGGACATCGTGGTCAACGAAGCCCAAGCCAAGGCACACCCCGACGGCGAAAAGCTGGTGCAGCGCCTGGACGCCGCCATCGCCGGAACCAACACCGACCCGATCCACGTCAGCACCGGCCTGTACTGCGAGCCGATCACCGCCAACGGTGAGAGCGGCGGCAAGGCCTATGACCGCATCGCCACCAAGGTGCGCTATGACCACCTGGCCATCCTGCTGAACGAAAGCGGAGCAGCCACGCCGGAGCAGGGCGTCGGCATGTTCCTCAACCATGCCGGCCAGCCCGAGCAGGTCGAGTGCGTGGCGCTGAACACCGAGCCGCTGGACAAGCGTGCCGCCGGTCTGCTGCGCTGGGTGAACCGCCTGCTGGGCAACGCCAAAGGCGACATCAGCTTCGACGCCATCACCTCGGGCCTCTATGCCCTGATGCCAGAAGGAGCCTGGGTGCAAGAGGTATTCGACCGCTACTGCATCTGGCGCGACAAGGACGGCAAATCGTGGCGGCAAGACTATTCCGTGTCGTCTGAAGGCGCCTCCGTAGCATTTTCGACAGAAGCGGTGGAAGTGCGCCGTTCCGTGCACTACGAACCCGTCACCAACCTGGAGCGTGACCCCATGAAAGAACTGATCCTCTCCGCGCTGAATGCAGCCGGCATCAACACCACCGGCAAGACCGATGCGCAGCTGCTGCAGGACTTCGAGGTCGTCAAGGGCAAGCCCGCTGCCGACGCGCTGACCGCTGCCAACAGCAAGCTGGCCGGCCTGGAGTTGCAAGCCAACGCCGCCGCCGAAGCCGAACTGACCACGCTGGCCGCCGAGCTGGCCGTGAACACCTCGCTGACCGCTGCCGACTTCAAGGCCATGGGCCTGGCGCGCTGCAAGGAACTGAAGGCAGCCAACGCGAAGGCCGCCCCGGTGTTGCCGGGTGCTGCCGGCTCCACGACTGCCGACGAGTTCGCCGGCTACGACATCAACGCCCTTTAAGGAGCCGCAACCATGACCAACCGAATCCTGCGCAGCGCCTGTGAAGACGTGCGCATCATCTCCGACCGCACCGTGTCGGGCGCTCTGCTGCCTGGCACCGCGGTGTTTGTCGGTGCTTCGCAACTGACCCAAGCCGCTGCCGTCAGCGGTGGCCGCCTGGCCCTACTGGGCGACCGTGATTTCTACGGCATCTCATCGGCCACGACCGACCCGCTTCTGACGCCCTACGTGTCGGGCGAAACCGGCCTGGCCTACCAGCTGGAACCCGACATGGAAGTGCAGTGGGCCATGGCTGCCGCCACCTACACCAACGGGCAAGAACTGACCGTCAGCGCCTCGGGCCGCCTGGCCGCTGCAGCCGCCGGCAACGTCGTGGTCGCGTTCTTCGACCAGGCCGGCGCTGCCGTCGCGGCCGGTGCGCTGTGCGATGTCTGCATCGCCAACTTCTACACCAAGGCGTAAGGGAGCCACCATGCTGAAATTCACCACCGAGCAGCACAGCGGCATCAGCCGCGCCCGCGCTGCCTTTAATGCCCGCATGGTCGCGCTGGCCGCCAGCGCTGCCGTCACCATCGAAGGCAATGCCCTGTCGATCCCGCTGGACGCCTGGCGTCGCATCGACTCTCGCGCTCAGGCCCTGGCTCGCAGCCGCCTGCAGGTCTTCAACCGCCTGGCGCAGGCCAGCACCATCCCGGTGTCGATCGCCGACCTGGTGAACTTCTACCCGCAGATCAGCGACAGCGGCGAAGTGCTGGTGTCACTGGACGGCCGCAACCAGGCCAAGGCCGACGCCGCCTCCGTGAAGTACGTGGGCACGCCGGTTCCGGTGCTGACCAGCACGGCCCGCATGGGCTGGCGTCAGATGGAAGTGATCCGCAAGGGCGGCGGCATGTTGGACGTGACCAGCATCGCCAACAACCAGCGCAAGATCGCCGAGAAGCTGGAGGACATGGCCATCAACGGCCTGGCCTCTGTGACCGTCGGCGCTGACACCATCTATGGCCTGCGCACGCTGCCGGCGCGCAACACGTTTTCGCACACCTTCACGCTGGCGACCGCCAGTGGTGCGCAGTGGCTGACTGCCGTCAAGGCAGCGATTGCAGCCGCGCTGGGCGACAACAACTTTGGCCGCCTGACCTTGTTCGTCAATCAAGGCGACTACACCGCAGCCGACACGACCGATTACGCGGCGAACTACAGCGGCACCATCCTGCAACGACTGCGAGCCATCAGCCAGATTGCCGAGATCGTGCCGGCCTCTGCCGTGCCGGCCAACGAGATCCTGGGCATCGCCGACATGGACACCGGCGAATGGGGCGGAATCCTGTCGGCCATGCCGATGATCACGCGGCCCAAGAGCCGCAGCGAACCGGAAGACGACTACGTGTTCAGCGTGATCGCAGCCGCCGCGCCGCAGTTCCGCAGCGACTACGCCGGCCAGTCGGCTTTCGTGCACGGGTCGCAGTGATCATGAAGGTCACCGTCACCCACCTCAAAGCGCCGTGGCCGGCCGACACCGTGCCAGGCCATGTTGTCGAGTTCGTCAACATGGAAGCCATTCCAGCCTGGGCACTGGGAAAGTGCACGCCGGCCGACGACGAAGCCGAGGCAGCCTCTGTGTGGACCCCAGCCGCCGCAGAGCCGGCGCTGATCGTCAACCCGGCCAGCGCTGACGCTTCGGCCACTCGAAAGTCCAAGGCGATCGGCTGATCCTGTGATCACCGCTGATCAGGCTGCCGAGTACCTTGACGCCACGCTGGGCGTCTCGGTGCCCAGCTTCTTGATGGACGCGGCGGTGGTCAAGGTGGCCGCCGCCGAACCCGCCATGCTGGCCGCCGGCTACAGCAGCGCAGACACCATCCTGATCCAGTGCATGGCCACGGCGCTGATCGCGGCCGCAGGAGCACCGCGCCGCATCCAGTCGCAGGGCGCTCCGTCCGGCGCCTCGCGCAGCTTCAAGAACGCCGACAACGCACTAACCGCCCTGCGCCGCGCGCTGGCCGCGCTGGACACCAAGGCCACAACTGCCGCTCTGGTCGGCCCCGACCCTTCGACGCAAACGCTGCTGCTGGTGGTGTAGCGCCCCGTCTCCGAGCGGTGAAGCTGCAGGCGCGCAAGGACTCTCCCTAGCATTCCGCAGCATGTCGAAAGCAGCCTCTTGGAGTTACGTCGCCAAAGCCACGCACTGGGCCCTGCTGGACGCCCAGGCATGGGGAGACGCCCGCTCTTACGACACGCCCGTGACCTTCCTGTGCGACTACAGCACAGCCACCCGCCGCGCCGTGAACAAGGCCGGCGCTGAGGTTGTCACGCAACTGACGATCTACACCGAGCGCAACAGCATCAAAGACGGCGACCGCGTGGCGCTGGGCGTGTTCACTGAGTTCGACCCGCTGACCGTTGAAGCCTCGCGCGAAGTGGCCACCGTGCTGCGCAACGCCGACACCCTGGACGGCCGCGCCGATGACTTCGAGGTTCTGACATCGTGAGCCAGATCCGCATCACCAACCGGCTGCCTCAGTTCATCGGCGGCGTGCAGCGCAAGCTGGCGCGCGGGATGACTGTGGCTCTTGTTCAAGGCGCGCAAGAGGCGTCGGCCATCACGCCTATCGACACCAGCGTGCTGATCAACAGCCAGTACAAGGACGTGAACCCCGAGGGCTCCAAGATCGTGGGCACGGTGGGATACACGGCCGAATACGCGGCTGCCGTGCACGACCCAGAGAACCCGCAAAACTTCCGCCGCGCTGCGGCAGAGAAAGAGTTTCTCCGCAAGGGCTTCGAGCGTGCTGAACCGGCCATTCGCCAGATCATCACCGGGGCCATCAAGGTATGAGCGCCGCCGCCCTGGCCATCGCCGACCTGCTGGCACAGGCCCTGCCAGGCCCCACATGGTCTGTGCAGTTCCCCAAGTGGAGCGACCAAGGTCCATCGATCCGCTATGCGGTCATCCGCCCGGCCGGTGGTGGCGGTGGCGACCTGGTGCGCCGACCTCAGTTCACGCTGTCGCTGATCGGCCAGAGCCGCAACGACACGCTGCCCATGTCGGCCGCCGCCGAGCTTGTCGTCACCCTGCTGCGCCGCGATGCCGGCGCTCTCGTTTTCCTTCAGCCGGCAGAGCCGGTTTTCTTGTCTGCCGCTGACGGCCGACCCATTTTCGAGATTGCCCTGTCGGCCATCACCAACCCCTGAAAGGTAATTCAAATGAGCGCTTTTTCTGGCCGCGACGTTCTCGTGGAATTCTCAATTGCTGACGAAACTGCAACTGCCGCCACGCTGACCTTCAGCACGCTGGGCATGATGCGCGGCAAGAGCATGAAGACCAACTGGGACACGGTGGATACCACCGCCGACAAGTCCCCCGCGTACACCAAGACAAGCCTGGTCACGTTCAAGTCGGTCGAGTTCAGCGGCGACGGCGTCAGCTACACCGAGGCCCTGCACAACCAGCTGCAGGTGAAGCAGCTGGTCATCAGCCCGAGCGCCGCCACCAGCTTCCAGCCAAAGGCGTGGATGCGCCTCACGGACCCGGACGGCTCTTTCTACGTTGGCCCGTTCATCATCACCGAATGGAGCGATGAGCGGCCCTATGCCGACACCGCCACCTGGTCGATCAAGGCCACCAGCAACGGCGAAGTGACGTTCACCGCCGGCATCACTGGCCCCGACCTGCGCCCGCGCTGGGGCCTGGGTGACGCGACCGCTGGCGTGGCCACAGCCGCCGCCCTGTTCGCTGCGATGACCAACCTGTTCGGCGTCACCGGGACCAAGACCGGAACTGCGTCCATCACCAGCACCGCCAGCAATTACGTCTGGGTCGCAGTGCTTGCCAGCGCCAGCACGACCGGCGTGACCTTCACCGGGTCGCTGGGTGTGGGCGGCTTCGCTGGTGCAAGCAGCGCTGGCGACAACACCGGCGCATCCCCGACACCGACCGAGAGCGTTGTGACCTACACCGACCCGTCCGGCAACACCTGGCGCTTCTTCCGCGCGGACTATGTGAACAGCGACCCGACCGCCGCCAACTACACGTTGAGCTGATCCACGCCGCAAGCCAGCCACCCATTCAAGGACACACACCATGCCGAACGTCACCAGCCCTCTGGGCACCAGCCAGCGATACATTCCTCTCGTCAATTCGTCGGAAATCGGCAAGGCTGCCGGCCTGCACATGCACTTTGCGACCTTGGCAAATTTGCTGCTGGCCGTGGGTACGGTCGCACCGCTGGCAGGCGAGCGCGGCAACATCACCAGCAGTCAGGCCACCTGGCAGGCTGGTCAGCCGTTCAGCGTGGCCACCGAGCCGGCCGGGGTGCATCGCGTGTGGGTCATCGGCGCATCGGCCGCACTGAGCCATGCTCGCACCGTTGTGCTGCCATCTGGCGCGACTGTAGTGCTGGCAGGTGACACAAACACCGTCTTTGCCACAACCGGTGTGCCCGGTGTCGGCGTCGGCGCTGACGGCGACCTGGCTGTGGACGTGGCCGGCAATGCGAGGTACATCAAGGGCGCGAGTGCGTGGGGTGGTGCGACGGCCATTTTCCCAGGCAGCAGCGCCGGGGCAGGCAGCGTTGGGCTTTCCGCAGTCACCTACAACGGCGACCTGACCGTCAGTGGCTACACGCTGGGCGGAGTTGTCTACACCTTCACCTACCCGAACGCAACGACGATCCGGCGCAACGGCAGCGACGGCAGTTTGGTGACGATCACCTTGAACGCGGCCGGCGACATCGTTTCCGTCGTCTAAACAGGGGCCCTCACATGACTATTCTGAGCACAGACACCTTCACCGGCGCCGATGGCACCTTGCTGACTGCGCGGGGGCCTGACACTGGGGGCGGCGCATGGCTTCCGGCCATCGTCAAGAACCAGGCCACGACAGCGCCCAAGATACTGGGCAACCGGCTGACCGGCTCAATAGGAGGGGCAAGCACGCAAGCGGTCTACTACCTGAGTGCAGCGCCAGGATCGGCCGACTATTCCGCCAGCGTGGATTGGCAAATATCGGCCACCAGCGGCGGGGATGGATTCGGCCCAGGCGTTCGCGTCACCCCAGGGGCGGCGGGCAGCGGGTACTGGTTCTTGAATTTCCAAGCCCTGAGTCGAGTTGCGATCTACTGCTACAACAACGGCACGCCGTACAGTTTCATTGGGCCGCAACCCCCGACGACCGGGACAACCTTTGATACTGCATCAACCTACCGGTCCACGATCAAGGTTGTGGGAGCTGTCATTACCTGTCAAATTCAGGCGCTGACAGGTACGAATGCGGGCAAGTACCTTGACAGCACGCCGGCCTGGGTCACTGGTGCCGTCGATTGCATCACCTACACCGACCCATCCCCCCTGACCGTGACCGGGTTCCCGAGCATCTACTTGGGGCAAAGCGCAGTTGCCCCGAGCGCGGGCGCTGTCTACATGGATAACTTTTCGGTGGATGGCGTGCCGGCCGCCGCAACCGCAGTCACGGCGTCAGGGGCGAGCGCGGGCAATGTGGGCGTGCCGTCACCGTTCACAGTTGGGGCCAACGGGCCGATTGCTGGAACGGTCAACGTCACTTTGAGCAGCAGCAATGCCGGCGCAACCTTCGCGCCCGCCAGTGTTGCGCTGACCGCCGCCAACCCGACCGCGATTATTCAATTCACGCCAGCAGTCACCGGGGTGGATAGTATTTTCGTCGCCAACGACGCCGCGCTGACCAACCCAGCAGCGCTCAGTTTCACGACAAGCCCAGCGCCCATCCCAACCCCCGAGCGGGGCTTCAAGATCGGAATTGGCCGCGACAAGAAACTGATCGTCATTTTCTGATCGGGACGCAATGCCTTTCACGACCGTTACCGGCACTGACCCGTTGAGTGGAAAAGCATTCAACGTGTTGGTGCCAACGATTTACAACGCGGGAACCCCCACGGGGGTCATCATTTACTGTCACGGTAATGGCGGCGCTGAGAATGCACTGCTGGTGGACAGCTTGGCATACACCTGCCGAGACATTCTAATCAACAACGGATACATACTGGCGGGGTCAGTGGGGAATGGCGTCTTCAATGTGGCCGAACCGCCAACCGTTGACGCCTACGTGGGGCTTGCGTCTTACATCAAGGCGAATTACAACGTCAGGGGATTTGCACTCTGGTCGATGAGTATGGGTGGAATTACGGGCCTGCGCGCCATCATGGATGGTCGCATAAACTATTGCGGTTGGCTTGGAACATACCCGGTATGCAATATCGCCAAAGCCTACGCCGGTCTGTTCACGCAGCAGATCAATACGGCGTATGGAATTTCCAATACGGCCACTCAAGACCTAGCTACCTTTGCTTTGAAGATTTACGGCAACGACCCCGCCGCGCAACCCGCCCGCGCCTTCCGTGACGTGCCGATGCGCTTTTATTCGTCGCCGGGTGATGACGCCGTGACAACGGTGGACCACTCCAACGTGATCGCTTCAATCTGCGCGTCAAGCCGGCGCGAGTGCACGGTGGTGCAGTGCACCGGATACCACGGCGACACGAGCCATTTCCAGCCGCAGGATTACCTTGACTTTTTCAATCGGTGCTTTGCTGCGCCGGTCGGGCAACTTGAGCCCCGCAAAGCGGTTTTCTTGCCCGGCGCGGCCGGGCGCGGAGTCGTTTTCACCAAAGGCAAGAAGATTCTTCCGGTCCTGTAGTCAACGGCCCGACCATGCTCACCGAATCCGGCCACGCCCAGCTAACCACTCAGCAAGGCGCTGAATTCAGCTTCACGCCGTCGCTGGGCCGCATCGCCACGCTTGGGAGCCCTCATGAGATCGTGGCCTGTTTCCACGCCCTGCATGGGCCGCACGCAGCGCAGGAAGCGGCCTATGTGCTGGCTTGTCTTTGCGATCAGGAAGATGCGTCTCCGCTGATCGGCTGGTGGGATGAAGACGGTTGGCATGAGGGCGCAATGCCGCCCGCTGAGCGCGTCATCCTGGCCCGCCACTTGATGCACCACGGCATCGTCGGAAAGGCCAGCCCAGAAGCGGACAGCGGGCAGGGCAGGGGCCGAGAAGGCAAGTACAGCGAGACCTTCGACGCCAGCGAGTTCGTGTCGGCCGCACGCGTGCACCTGGGCCTGTCCAGCGCCGACGCCGAAGCGCTTTCGATGACCGAGTGGCATCAGATGATGGAACTGAAGTTCCCCGACACGAAGAAGCGCGAGCGCAACGTGGCAAGCCGGCCAGAGTACGAAGCGCTGATGGCGCGCATCAAGGGGAAGCGCGGTGACTGAAATCGTCGGATCAATTGCGTACACCGTCACGGCCGACACGACGGCTCTGGTCAATCAGAGCCGCGCGGTCGACCGCGAGACCGCCGGCATGGCGCGTTCGTTCAGCGTCATCACGGTGGCCATCGCGGCCTACGGCGCGGCACTGGCCGCCGTCAAGACCGCGCAGATGGCCGATGAGATGCGCTTGCTGGCCGCGCGCATCGACGTCGCAGCCGGCAGCGCCACGGCAGGCGCTGCAGCCCTGCGCGACCTGGCCGCGATGAGCCTGCGCACCCAGACCAGCGTGGCGGCGAATGCGCAGGTGTTCCAGCGGCTGAACCAGTCGCTGATCCAGATGGGCGGCACGCAGGCCGACACCCTGCGCGTGACTGAGCTGCTTGGCATGGCCGTGAAGGTCTCCGGCGCGAGCGCGCAGGAATCGGCAAGCGCCATGCTGCAGTTCGGCCAGGCCCTGGGCTCTGGCAAGCTGGCGGGCGACGAGCTGCGCAGCCTGATGGAAAACGCGCCGTACCTGATGAAGCAGCTCGCTGACGGTATCGGCGTGCCGGTGGGCGCGCTGAAGAGCCTGGGCGAAGAAGGCAAGTTGACCGCCGACGTTGTGGTCAACGCGCTGGGCAAGGCCGCAGCCAAGATCACCGACGACTTCGCCAAGATGCCGCAGACGCTGGGCAGCGCGTTTCAGGTGGCGCAGGACCAGATGGCCCGCCTCATCCTGGCGATGGATGAGGCCAGCGGCAAAAGCACGGTGCTGACGGGTGTCACGCGCGGCGTGGGCGAGGCATTCGATGCGCTGGCCAAGCAGATCGACGCAGCGTCTGGCAAGGCCACCGACCTGGAAAAGAACGACTCAATCAAGACATGGGCCGACCGCTCGAAGATCGCGGTTTCCTACGTGGTCGACGCCTTTGACTGGGCGGCGCAGAGGCTGGAGCGGATCTGGAACACGACGAAGCTGCTGAACATGCTGCTGTCCAAGCCGTTCGTGGCCCTTGCCAACAACGACGGCGGCGGCTTCTACGGCAGCGCCGTCAAGGCCAAGCGCGAGCAACCGTCGGCAGAGCCACAGTCCAACGCGATGACGGCCGGCGAGCGCATGCGCGCGCAGTGGGACACCGAGGAATGGTCAGGCCCCAACGCGGGCCCGGCGCGCGGCAAGTCGAAGGCCGATTCGAAGCTGAAGGCGCCGCCGGGAGAAGCCAAGAAGAAGAACGAGAAAACGGACAGGTCATCTGAGCAGGCATGGGAGGCCGAGAAGAAGATCATCGAAGAACAGGATGCTCTGACCATCAAGTTCTACGCCGACCAGCAAAAGCGGCTGGAGGATGCCAACGACAAGACCAACGCCGAGAACGTCCAGCAAATCCAGACCGAAGAGAAGAACGCGGCGGCCCGCAAGAAAATTCAGGACGAAGCCTCTCAGTTCTCCGCCACCGCCACCCGCGCCGTCAACCCCCTGGACGCCATGCGCCAGGAGTACGAAGCCAAGCTGGAGATGGTGACCCAGTACGAAACGATGATGGCCGACGCCGGTGTGCTGGCGTTCGATCAAGGTCAGATCGCCCGCACGGAGCTGGAGACGCTTTACAACCAGCAGCGCCTGGCGATGGCCGAGCAGTCCTTCCGCGCGCAGGGCGAAGGGAACGCCTTCCTGATCGACTCGATCAACTCGATGGCGCAGGCATCCACGGGCGTCATCATGGGCCTGCTGGAGGGCACGCAGAACGGCTCCGATGCCATGCGCGCTTTCGGCAAGATCATCATCAGCGAGGGCGTGAGCGCGCTGGTGCAGATGGGGTTGCAGCAGATCAAGAATGCGTTGCTGGGCGACACGGTGGAAGCCGCGGCGCGTGCCCGCTCTGTGGCGAACGGCGCGATCTACGCCACCAGCATCACGGCACAGGTGGCAGGCATGGCCGCCATTGCAGGCCAGAACGCCTTTGCCGCCACCGCCGCCATCCCAGTGGTCGGCCCTGGCCTGGCCGCCGCAGCCGCAACCAGCGCCATCACTGCGGCATCGGCCATCGGCGCAACAGCCATCGCCACTGCCCCCGTGGCCGGCGCCCGCCAGTACGGTGGCCCCGCCAGCGCCGGCAGTCTGTACCGCGTGAACGAAGGCGGTCGGCCTGAGATGTTCACGGCAAGCAACGGCGCACAGTACATGATGCCCACCGCAGACGGCCGCGTGACGCCTTCCGGTGCTGCGGGCAGCGCCTCCGGCTGGACGATCATCGTCAACAACAACGCTTCGGGAACGGTGGTCAGTGAGCCGCAGGTCGATGACCAGGCCAGGACGATCCGCCTGGCCGTGTCTGAGGTTGCCGGGCAGATCGCCAGCAACCAGGGTCCGGTGTGGTCAGCCATGCGCAACGCCACCAGCGTGAAGGGGCGGATCAATGGCTGACATCGCCTACCCGTCCGGCATCCCCACGTTCTTGCGGCAGGGAAAGTCGCGCAGCCAGCCTGCGGCCTTCCGCCTGAACCAGCCGCGGCGCGGCACTGCATTCGCCGAGGCATCTGGCAACGACACGCCGGTTTTCTGGGACGTTGATTTCCGCTTCACGCAGTTGCAGGCACAAACCTTCCTGCGCTGGTTCCGCACCGACCTGCAGCGCGGCGTGCTGCCGTTCACCATGCCCATCCGCACGGAGTTCGGCCTGCAGGTCCACCTGTGCCAGTTCCTCCCTGACAGCCTGCTGAACACCACCGAGACGGCTGGCCTGTGGAACTACAGCGCCAAGCTGATGGCCCGCGAACTGCCTATGCCGGCCGTGGCGCCGGCGGTGTAAGGCCGCAGTGGACAAACGCACCTTCTGGGCCACCAAGAGCCCGCAGGCTGTCTATGAGGCGGTCACGCTCTCGCACTCTGTCTTCACCAGCCCCATCCGCCTGGTGCGCGACAAGTTCGATCCGGTCACGTTGGGCGGATTTGTTCATCTGCCGGTGCCCATGACGATCACCACACCCGAGCAGCGCGGCTCATCCCAGCCCCGACTGCGCCTGAGCTTCCCGCGCGCCGTGGTGGGCCGCCAGGTCAAGCAGTACCTGAAAGACATCGTACGCAGCGGGTCGCGTGATCCGATCACCATCGCTTATGCCCTGTATCTGGACAGCACCGACGTTCCGCAAGCGACATGGATGCTCTACGCGGCTGACCAGGGCGGCGTTAACTTCAGCACCGACCAGGTACAGATCAACGCCACACTGGAAAACGTCATGCGCCGCGCTGTGGCTCCGATCTACACGCCCGAGCAGTTCTCAGGCCTGTCGGGCTTGTGATGACGGCCCGTGATGACGCCGCAGGCCTTCGCTGACCGTGCGGTAGGGCTGCCCTGGGTGCGCTGGCGCAGCGACTGGCGCGCGTGCGATTGCTTCGGCTTGGTGGTGCTGTACTTCCGCGAGGTGCTGGCCGTAGACCTGGGCGCGGTGCCAATGGTGGAGATAGCCGACGGCTTTGCTGCGGCGTCTTCATCCTGGCAGCCCTGCGATCCGGAGCCAGGCTGCACAGCGTGGATGGCCTGGCGCAACGGGTCTCCTGAGCACTGCGGCGTGCTGCTGGCCGGCGACCTGATGTTGCACGCAGACGGACGCTCCGATCGTGCCGGCAGCGTGCGTGCGACGCGTCGGTCTGTGATGGAGCGCCTGTACCCAGACATCCGCTATTTCAAGCCCGCGCCAAAGAACGGAACACCACCATGCTCACCATCCTGAATGACCCAGCAGGCATCACCGGCCGGCAACGTTTCCCGTGGAACCTTGAGGCGAGCCTGCAGGACAACATTGCTGCAGCCATGCCCGACGGCGGCGGCGAATGCCAACTGCGCATCAACGGTGTGACGGTTGACCCGCTCACAGATCCCCGAATGGACGAGCCGCCCGAGCTGGGCGACTTCGTCACCATCACGCGCCGTCCAGGAACCGGCATCGAGGTGTACCTCTACGTGGCCCTGGCCGCCATCACGATCTACACCCTGGCCACGATGCCAAAAGCGCCGTCGGACACCAACCAGGCCGGCAAGCAAAGCCCGAACAATGCCCTGACTGCGCAGACCAATCTGGTTCGCGTCTACCAGGCTATCCCCGACGCCTACGGCCTGCGCCGCCTGTGGCCAGACCTGATTCAGCCCTCGGTGGTCGAATACATCGACAACGTGAAGTATGTGACCGAGTGGCTTTGCTTGAGTCGAGGAAAAGGCACGGTCACAAGCGTGCAGTACGCCGACACGCCAATCGCAGACATTGACGGTTCGAGCCACAGGGTGTTCGAACCGGCTGCTTTGCCATCACCCTATCCAGAGAACAACGACACGACGCTGACGGACGTTTTGGAGGTGTTCCAGAGCCCAGAGGTTAATGGGCAAGAAATCGTTTATGCAGGATCTGTAGTGCCGCCTGCAGACCAGTCCATCGAAAGGCCTGGGAGCATCTTGCAAGTCGGAAACGCCTTGCAAATCCTGATCACAACTCTATTCCTTCCAACTGGATCAAATCCACTTGCATCCGTCAGCAATGTTCGAATAGAGGTTACTGATTACGGCCCTGGATTCACCGCTGGAATGGAATGGACTCCGGTCGTGTTTCCGCTTACCGGATACACATCGGATGACCATGGAACATATTTCAACTTCAACTCTACGGGACTCACTTACGCATTTTTGCTAAGCCAAGCGAAGTTCCGGCTGACCTTCATGAGCGTGCTTACCAATAACATCCTGGGCCCATTCATCCTGCCCCGCGAATGCTCACGAATCCAGTGGAACACCGTATTTCTGCGCGGCCTGAACGGAACTGCTGAGATCCTTGCGACATGGAACAAGGTGGACGCTTCCGGCGCTGCCATTCCTGGCACTACGGGAACCAAGGCGCTCACGTACACCAACACCACAGCCGACGAACTGTTCTTCACAGAGTGGGCCTATCCAACAGCCGGATTTGGCCGCTATGCCATCACATTCCAGCGCACAAACCCAAACTCAGACACCACAGTTGCGAAGCTTGAAGCGCTGTACGCAGCCAACCTATATGCAACCAAGACGCTTCCCGGCGTGACTGTTATTCGCGTCACCACGCAGGCCACTATCCAGGCAACTGGTTTCAGCGAACGGAAGTTCAATGCGCGATGGCAACGTCACGTCAGAACACTGAGCAGCGACACGCTGACTCCATCGCGAAACTTCGCGCGCACCATTGCCCATCTGTGGGCGCTGGCTGGCCAGAGCATGGCCGAGCTGGACACCGGAACGCTCGCAGGTATCAATGCCGAATTCGGTGAGGACAGCGAGCTGCTGCGATACGACGGATCGTTCGATGATGCCGACGTGAGCCTGGGCGAGCGCATGCAGCAAGCTGCCAGCCATGCCCGCTGCAACCTGTGGCGCGACGGCACGAAGTGGACCGTGACGCGAGAACAGGCGCGCAGCACGCCAGAGCTTCAGTTTGACTACCGCAACCTGTCCGCCAGCGGAGAAAGCGGAATCAGCTACGCGGCGCACCTGCCAGGCTCCAGCGACGGCATCGAGGTCGAGTATGTTGACCCCGTGACGCTGGCAGAGAAAGCCTATGTGCGTCTCAGCGTAGCAGGCGGTGTGACCATAGCCGGGCGGTCTGAAAACCCGCTGAAGGTGCAGCTTCCAGGGTGCACCACCGAACTGCAAGCCAGGAATCGTGCGCACCTTGAAGCCCGTCGCCTGCTGTTCCAGCGCGTGCGCGTGCAAGACACCGCGTTGCCAGACGCCTCGGTGTTGGGGGCTGGCGCTCTGGTGCGCTGGGTGGACCCGAACGACTTCGCGGGTGACGACGGCCTGCAGGCGGGAGAGGTGCTGAGCATCGCCGGCGACGTCATCACGACCAGCGAGCCATTGGACTGGAAGGGAGAGATCGTCGGCCGCGTGCTGCTCACCGGCGAAGACGGTCGCTACCTGGGCTCACCCATCTCTTGCACACCTGTCACTGGCGGCCTGCAGCTGGCCACCGTGCCCGCTGGCCTGTTCGTGCGAGATGCGGCGCGACAGTGCGGAAGCCGCTACGCCTTCGCCGTGGGCCTCACGAATGCAGAGGTCGAGGCGGCGGGCCTGTACGTGGTGGAAGAACTGCGACCAGGCGCTGATCGGAGCGTGTCCATAGCATTGTCGAACTACGACGTGAGGCTGTTCGAAAAGGACAACTTTCCGCTGAACCAACTTTGAACCGGAGCATCTCTTTGAGACACGAAATCAACGGCTGGCACTTGGACAAGAAGGTGCCCATCGGCATCATCTTTGCGATGCTGTTGCAGTTCGCCGGCGCTCTGTGGTTCGTCAGCAAGCTCGACGCCCGCATCATGAGCCTCGAATCTGAGCGTGATTTGCAGCGCGGCCGCGATGAGCGCCAAGACACCACCAACAAGGACGCGCTGGGCCAGCTTACCCGCCAGCTCGAGCGCATCGACGAAAAGCTGGACCGCTTGATCGAGAAGGGCCGCAAGTAATGCGCGTGCCGACAGACCACCCGCTGCTGGCGCTGTTGCAGGCCAAGCGCGAGAGATATCTGTCTGTCGGCCGACATTCCGAGGCTCATGGCGTGAGCGCTGCTCTGATCATCGTCTGGCGCTGGCTGGGGCAGATGCCGGAGACGACAACCAGCGATTGGAGCCGCCTCGAAGGCCCTCTGGAGCCACCGAGCGGCCGCAATGGCGCTTGACCAGTAGCCATCCATGCTGACCGCCGACACCCTGCGCGCCGCCACCGGATGTACCGCCGAACACGCGGCCCTGTTTGCCGGACCGATTGCCGAGGCCTGTGCGGCGTACAAGATCGACACACCCGCGCGCCTGGCCGCGTTCCTGGCACAGGTGGGGCACGAATCCGGGTCGTTGCGGTACGTGCGCGAGCTGGCCAGCGGCGCAGCCTACGAGGGTCGCAAGGACCTGGGCAACACCAAGCCCGGCGACGGCATCCGCTACCGCGGTCGAGGCCTGCTGCAGACCACCGGCCGAGCCAACTACCGCCGCGTCGCCTACCGGATACCGAACTCCCCTGATTTCGAGGCAGAGCCCGAGCTGCTGGAGCTTCCGCGCTGGGCTGCGATGTCGGCCGCCGACTACTGGGCCGACCACGAACTGAACACGTTGGCCGACGCTGGGCAGTTCGAACTGATCACCCGCCGCATCAACGGCGGACTGAACGGTCAGGCTGACCGGCTGCAGCGCTGGGAGCGTGCCAAGGCTGCTCTGGCTGCGGCACCTTCGTCCGTCACAGACAGCCCACCCACCACGGCCGCCGCTGCGGTCCTACCGCCACCGAAGGAGTCCACCATGCCTCTACCCGCCATCCTGGCCGCGCTGTTGCCCAGCCTGATCGAGTCCGTTCCAAAGCTGGGCAAGCTGTTCGGTAGCGGCAGCGAAGTGGCCGAGCGCAACGTCAAGGCGGCCGAGATCGCCATGCAGATCGCGCAGACCACGCTTGGATCACGCAACGCTCAAGAGGCCGTCGAGACCTTGAAGGCCGACCCGCAGGCCGTTCAGCAGGTGGTGCAGGCCATCGAGTCTCGGTGGCTGGAATTGACCGAGGCCGGCGGCGACGGCATCGCCGGGGCTCGCAAGGCCGACGAAACCACGCGCCAGAGCGGCGACATGCTGCACAGCCCCAGCTTCTGGGTCACGCTGGCCCTGCTTCCGCTGGTGTACTTGGTCGTGGGCAGCGTGGTCGGGCTGTGGGGTGAGTCCTGGCCCAGCGACGTGCGCGCGGCGATTGCCACGGCCGTGGTGAGCTTGATCATCGGCGGCGCGGCCGGGTACTACTGGGGGCAGACGACGAGCAGGAATCGGAGTGCGGCGGCGTAGCTGGCAACCCAAGAGCAATGAGTTTCCGGTTTTCCCGACTCGCCGCGATTGAGTCCACAGGGGAAGGTCTTCAAGGGCGCTGCGGCACCCAGGAAGCTAAGCGGCTGAACCGCCGGCCCGCCCACCCATTTATCCACAGCCTTGAAAGGGCACCCCATGACCACCATGCGCGCCAAGCTGCAAGTCGGCTTCGTTCAGGTTCACGAGCACCGCATCAACGCCGAAGGGCGCTGGGACCCTGCTGCCGCACCGACCAAGAGCATGGAGACGCTGCAGATGAATGCCGTCTGCGCTCCGAAGTACGACGCCGCCGGACTGGACGAGGACAACACCTTCGCCAAGTTCAGCCCGGGCGCCCAGCTGAGCATCAACATCGCCAACCCGGCGCTGTGGGGTCAGTTCAAGGTCGGCGACCGCTTCTACGTGGACTTCACGCCAGCGGCGTAAGCCTCAGGCCTGTTCCCGCGCGTGCAGCTCGGCCGCGGCTTCAGGCTCAAGCACGTTGAAGCGCCGGTCTTCTGCCAGATCCACGGCCACGGCGCGCAGATCCTCCAGGCTGACGCCCTCATCCTGTATCAACGCGACCAGGCGGGCGGTGCAGCGATCGATCCAGGCGTCGGGCGTCATGCGGTCAGGATAGTCCACCTGGCTGGCGTCGCTGGATGGAGTGGCTGGTCGAAGTTCCATCGTGCCCTCGACGCGCTCAGCGCCCGGGTAGGCGGCCGCAGTCTCCGCGCTCATCTTCCAGCGCGACCGCATGCGCTTGCCGCTTGTTTCGCTGGTGATCCACCAGGCCCAGAACTCGACGGGTGCTGCTTGCTTCATGACTTCAGAGTACGCCTGTGGTGGCTCAAAGCGCGAGCCATTGGCGGTCGGAAGCGTAGGAAAATCCCCGCTAGAACCCGCGCAGATACTGGCTCGCTTCGTGGCTGTATATTCCCACCACCGGCCCAGAACCCGCATGGATGCTTGATGACGGCTCAGATTGTGATTCCTGTTGTCGTGGGTTCGAACCCCATCAGCCACCCCACCAAAACATCAACGCCGACAAGCACTTAGCTGCTGTCGGCGTTTTGCTTTCCGGGGTCCGTGGGAATCTCAGGCCCGGGCGTGGGAAATCACAGCGCGCGCCGATTGACCTCTTTCGACCGGTCGTACACCCGCGCCGTAGTGGCCGGGTCCTTGTGCAGGTCGGGCAAATTGCCCCGCCGGCGCTTGTGCTCGGTGACGAAAAAGGCCCGCACGTCATGGAAGGTGAAGCGCGTCTCAGGCGTGAGTACCGGAGGCCCAAAGCTGCAGTCCATCGCGTCCACGCGCAGCCGCGCCCAGGCTGACTTGAAAGCCCGGTCCTTGTAGGCGCCCCCGCGCGCCGCCGGAAACACCGGCCCGATCTTGTCCTTGCCGCTGATCGCGCGCATCCTGGCCAGCAGGTCGGCCAGCGCAGGCGAGATCTCGATCACCTCGACGATGGGGTCATCCCCGGCGCGCTGCTTGGCGCGCATCAGGCGAATCTCTGAGGCCCCGACCTGGGGCCAGTGCAGCGCCAAAAACTCCACCCGACGATTTCCAGAGCAGGCCACGAACTCGGCCATGCCAGCCAGCACCGCAGCCGAGCCGCCGCGTGCCTGGGCCCAGTTCAGGAAGCGGACCATCGTGGCGGCAGCCGGCGCTAGGTTGCGCGGTCGTTCCTTGTTCCTGCGCACGTGCCGGCACACGTTGATGTCGGCGTCGCCGGTGTCGATGGCCACATTGAGCAGGTTCGACAGCAGCGCCATCTCGCGATTGGCGCGGACCGGTGCGTCGATGCGCTCGATCCGCAGGTAGCGGCGGCAGTGCAGCGCCGTGATGGCGCGCGGCTGCATTTTCCCGAAGCGCTGATCCAGCTGCAGCCAGCAGGCCCGGTAGTCCTCCTGCGTGGCCGGCGCCAGCGCCAGCCAGTCAGGCGTCTTGTGGTAAACCCGCCACATCTCGGACAGGGTGCCGCTGTCGGCAGCCCGGCGGGTCAGTTGCAGTACCTGCTCGATGGCTGCCGCCTTGTCGGTGGTCCAGGGCGTCGGCGTGCCGCCAGTCGGGTGGAAGCGGTAGCTGACGGTTTTGCCGTCCTTCCAGGGCCGCGACTCCATGCCGGGCAACAGGCCTCCCGCGCTGGCGCGGTCACGGTGACGGCTCATGCGGCTTTGCGGCTCCACGCTGGTTCGTTGGAAGCGCCGACTGTAGCGCCGGCCTCGGGCGGTGCTTGTCGGCGTTCGACGTCGTGGCGCCAGACTAGGGGGGTGCCGTCAGCGCGGCGCGTGACCTTCAGGCCGAGGGCGCGCAAGAACTTGATCTGCGCGGCGCCCTGCTTGCGGGGGCGGCAGATCTCGGCCACCTCGGCGTCGGTGAGGTAGGGCGGCGGCATCAGAACAACCCCGCCTGCCAAGGCTCCATCGGCGTCGGCTCGTGCTCCTGCCGCTGGACGCACCCAGCGCACAGATGCCGATCCGTCCCCACTTCGGCCGCACACCCGGCGCACAGGTGCTTGTCGCAAGTCCCTGACTTGCGCCTGCTGGGCCCGTCGCACTGCAGCGTGGCCGGCTTTCCGCAGGCGCAGCGCGGGCGCGGGCCTCGGGTGCAGATGAAGCCGCGCGCGCCGCCACCCAGGCCGGCGAAAAGGTGGAAGTGGCGGACCTCGACGGTGTTCATTCCACCGCCGCCGTCAGCTTTTCAAAGCGCGCCAGGAACATCGCACGCGCCTCGCGCGGCCCCAGTGGGCGGATCGCGCCACGCAGCGGTGCCGCGCCTTCCAGGCAGGCCCACTCGTCATGGTGCGCGGGCATCAAGTCGCGCTTCTCGGTGCTGAGCAGCACCATGTCGGCGTGCTTCACTTCGGGCGCCAGCTTCGCCGGAAGACCGAAGCGCGCGAACACCGCAGCCTCGACGCGATCCTCGACGGCCTTGTAGTCGGGCAGCAGCGCCTTGAGCGGCCGGCTCACGTCGCCGATGAAGGCCTCCGCAGCGTCGTGCAGCAGGCCCGCCAGGGCGTGTTCCGGCGGCACGACGTAGGACACCAGCACCGAGTGCTGGGCCACCGAGTAGAACTCGCGCACGTGGCCGGTGAAGCGGCAGATGTGCGACAGGGCGTGGGCGATGTCTTCGATGGTGAAGACGCTGGTGTGCGGCTCCATGAAGTCGAAGTAGGTGCCGCCAGCGGTGAGGATGTCGGGCCTCATGCTGCGATCGCTCCATCGCGCAAAGTCAATTGGATTCGGCAGCCCTTGTTCAGCGCTTCCAGCATGCCAAGCGCCCAAACCTTGGCGCCGCCTCGGGCGTAGAAGGTCGAAGCGCGCTGCGCGGAGTCAAGCAGCCCCTGAAAGCCAACACGCACCACGCGTTCACGCCAGCGCTTGTCGGTCAGGCTTTCTCCCTGTTCAAGGTGCTGATCAAGCCAGAACAGCCCCTCGAAGATGCGCTCGTGCAGCGGCTTTCCATTGCAAATCTCGACCACCAGCGGCCACAACTGGCCCAGCGCTTCGCGGTCGGAATCGACAGCGCGCAGCATCGCTGTCAAGCAGCGGACATAGCCGGGCCCAGTGTCATTGCCAGCCTGCCGGCCAGAATTCCGGATGAGGGCGTCGGCAAACATCGTGGTCTCATCGCCGCGCATCAACTGCGCCTTCCACTTCTCCAGGCTGGTGGGCAAACGCCGCCCGGTGTTGGCATCGAAAAAGCCGGCCGCCTCTTCCTTGGCGCTGTCGGTCCTGAAGAGCAGGCACGGAAGGCGCTCGATGTCGCTGCGCTTGAGGGCCGCAAGGACACGATGCTGACCGTCAACCACGTAGAGGCGCTGACCATCTTCTCGCTTCGCAACGATGATCACGCCGCACGCCAGCCAGCTCCACTCTCTGGCGATGTTCAAAACCCGTTTGTGTGCTGCTGCCCGTTGGTAGCTGTGATCAACGAGAAGTTCGGACTTCGGCAGCCACACGAGTTCGCCGGGCTTGTCCTTCAACACCCAGCCGTACTGATTCAGCTTGGACATGCCAGTAGCCGAGTTCACCTCGCTTTTAGATATCGGTGTTTTCATGGTCATTCCACCGCCGCCGTCCGACGCCCACGCCGCGCCGGCTTGACGCCCGCGTCCTTGATGCTGGCGGCCATGCCGGCTTCCAGCTCGGCCTGCTCTTTGTCAGCCTGTGTCAGCGCGCCGTCGAGGCGGTCTTCGAGGTCCGGCTGCGCGCCTTCGTCGTCGGTGAACTCGTCCGGGTCGCCTTCATCTTGTCCATCGACGCCAGGGTCTGCGAACTCGGCATCGACAACCGTGCCGGCCGCAAACAGGTCTGTAGCGTCCGGGCCGTCGCCGAACTCCGGGTGGTCGCGCTTGAAGGACTCGACGCTGCCGTCGATGCATCCGGCTTCACCTCGGGCTTCAGCAGCTTCACCCAGATGCTCTTCCCGTTGTGCATGCCCAGCTTGCCCAGCCGGTCGGCGTCGATGTTGCTCGTGCCCAGGCGCATCGTCAGTTCGATGCTGCCGCCTTGTTTGGCATCGACGCGCAGCTTGTCCACCTTCACGCCGTCGAAGGTCATCGGGTCGGTGTCGTCGATGCCGTCATCGACCAGCAGGCGCCAGCCTTCGTGCATCGTCGTCAACACCACGGTGTCGATGCAGTTGGCGCGCAACACCGGTGTGCTGGGCTCGACGCCGGGCAGTTGCCTGGCCATCGACGGCTTGTAGAGCGCGTGGCGCAGGCCTGGTTCGATGCTGTCCAGCAGCGTGTTGGCGGCCGTGATGACCGTCGAGAGGGTGACGGCGGGCACGTCCTCGTCGCCGTGCTTCTCGGTGCGGTTGGTGACGCTGGCGAGGCGAGCCTCAGTGAAATCGGTCAGTTGGAACATGCAAGGATTCCTTGTCGGTTGGGTGTTGGGTGTGGCGGCCGGGAAGCGAGCCCGGCTCGGGCTCCAGATGGAAGGTGATAGGTGCCCTACCCAGCGCCACGCCGGGCCGCCACGTTGATCGGTCAGGAAACTGCGCGCTCGGCCGCCGTGCCCACGGCACGCCCGAACTGCACGCACTCGGCCAGCAGCTGCTCGCGCGGCACGCCGGAGCGGATGAGGTCCAGCGCGGTCAGGGCGCCGGCATAGAACGCCCGGCGGTGCTCGACGATGTGGTCGCGCGGACGCTGCTCGGTCCACGCATCGGCCAGGGTTCCGGGATTGGCCTGGGCGGCTTCTTCGCGGGCCATGCGTTCGGCGGTGGCTTGTTGGAGGGCCGCGCTCAAGGCGTCACCTCGGCAACTTCAGGCAGCTCTTCCGGGAACGCATCGCGCGCCGTGGTCTTCAGGTCGCCCTGGCTGATAAGGTAGTCGCGCGCCGGCTTCTCGTGCGCCCACTTCGGCGCCACGCTGTACAGGATCGTCCACTTCGGCTGATACCCGGCGGTGGCGCAGACGGCCTCGATCTTTGTGACGACGCCGCGCACAACCGTGTCCGACTCGGCCTCGTGGAAGAAGACGACATCGCCGACGCTGTGGTCGGTGTGGATGGTGGAGTAGCTCAAGCAGCCTCCTGCAGCTGGCCGCACACGCCGGATTCGATCCAGCTGCAGCCGATGGTTTCGGGAAGGGAAGCCGGCAGCGCCTTGAGCATGCCGAACAGCAGCGCGGTGTCGATCTCGCCGGTTTCAGCCAGGACATCGAACCAGCCCAGGGCGTCAGCGCGGCCCTGCAGGTCCAGCACGTCGAAGCGGTCCAGCACCAGCAGGCGCACACCCGACAGGCTGGCCACGGCCTCGGCCAGCATCGCGTCGGTGCGCCACTTCTCGGACTCGCTCAGCAGCCGGTACTCGCGGCCGCCAGCGGTGATGGCCATGTCGGCGCCGATCACCGGCGTGGGCCAGGTGGTGTCGGCGGCCGACTGCGCCAGGCGCTCGTTGATCGGGCCCAGAGCCTCGGACAGGATCTCGGCCGGGATGCCGTCAGGCGCCAGGGCATCGACCAGCGCATCCCAGGCGGCCACGTCGTCGGCGTGCTTGGCGGCGCCCTTGGTCTTCGCATCGGCCGCGTCGACCAGGGCCTTGATGCTGCGCAGCGCGTCCTGGCGCTGCACGATGGTGGCGCGCGTCTGCTTCAGCGCGGCGCCGCGTTCCTTGGCCTCGGCCAGGCCGGCGGCGTCGAAGGTCTCGGCCAGCTCGGCAGTGATGCTGTCGGCCTCGGTCTTCGCTGCCTTCGCGGCTTCGAGGTCGCGCTTGTCGTTGGCGACGGCGCTGGCCATCAGGTCGCGGGAATGCTTGACGCTCGGCAGCCGGGCCGCGGCCTTCGGGTCGCTGGTGGTGCCAGAAAAGACCGGGCCGTGTTCCTTGGTGTAGGCGTCCATGGCGTTCAGCGCGCGATCCCAGTCCGCCGTGTGCGCGTCGGCGTCGCTCGGCGTGGTCATGGCCATCAGGTCGGTGAGCGCGCGCGCCAGCTCGTGCACCAGGCCCACGCGGGGCCCGGTGCCGGCGGCGGCTGATGTCTTCTCGAAGTCGGCCGTCCAGTCGTTCAGCGACGTCACGTCGGCCGCCAGCTTGTCGGCGATGCGGCCCAGCTTGGCAGCGTGCTCCTGCAGGCCTGGCAGCTTTGCGCGCAGACCAGCACGGCGCTTCTCTTCGGCTTCCAGCGCGCCCACCTGGCGCTGCCACTGCTCGGCCGCAACGTCGCAGTGCTGCAGCTCGGTGGCCAGCTGCGCGGCGGCGCCGGCATCGTAGGCCGGCACGTGCGCGCGCCAGGCCTTGGCCTTCTCGCTGCCGTAGGCCTCACCGGTGACGGTGCGCCACGCGCCCTTGGCCTCGGTCGCCTTGGCCTTCGCTTCCTTGCATGCGGCATCGAACCCGGAGCGCAGCAGGGGCAGCACGCGCTGCACGCGGGCATCTTCGAAGCCGCGAGCCTTCAGGCGCTCAGCGATCTCGGCCTGGCCCATCTTCACGCCCATCAGGCCGAACAGGAAGGCACGGCGCTCGGTGTCGGTCAGGCGGGCCAGGCGCTGCGCGTCCAGCACGTACGGCAGGGTGGCGTCGGCGTCCTTTCCGATGCGGCTGTCGGTGATCTTGCCGCTGCGGTTGATGCTGACGCGGTACTCGTCGCGGTCGGCGGTGATGACCTCGCACACGGCCAGGTCGGAGCCGTCGCGGATCAGGGCAGCGGCTTCCTTCTTCAGGCTGACGCGGCCCAGGTCGGCGGTGAGGGCCAGGGCGATGCTGTCGCGCAGGCTGGACTTGCCGGCGCCGTTCTTGCCGGCGAACAGGTGCACGCGGTGGTGCAGGCGCACGTCGACGGCTTGGCAGCCGAGGAAGTGCGAGACGTGGATGGTCTGGATCTGCATGGCTGTGGCCTCACTCGGGGGCGATGGTGGCGGCGCGGGTGCGGCGGCCGGTGGTGGTTGCAGCAGCCTGGGCCGGCGGCTGAGCGGGCGCGCCGGCGGTGTCGTCGCCCCAGCCAGCGTCGTCGGCATCGGTGGAAGCGGCGGGCGCCGGCGCAGGGCTGGCGGCAGGCGGAACCTTCACGGCTGCGGGCTTCGGCGCGGGCAGTTCTCCGGTGTCCGGGTCAGCGCCGCCGACGCCATCACCCTGCGGCGCGTCGTCGTCTTGCACCAGCATGAACTCGCCGTCGATGGTGTCGAGCTTCTGGTCCTTGCCGCTCTCGGCTTGGTTGTCCAGCGCCACGGCAGTCTGGAACTCGATGGACAGCGGCAGGTACTTGGCCAGCCGGCGGATCACCGTCTTGCGGCCCATCTCGATGAAGTGATCCAGCCAGGGGCCGTACTTGCCCTTGCTCTGCGTCGCCTTCATGATTTCCTGCACCTGGTGCACGCTCATGAACTCGAAGCTGTAGCCGCCGTCCTTCAGCTTGGCCACCGCGTAGAAGCCTTTCACGGCCCCGCGCTCGCCCATTGCGGGCGTGTGGTTCAGCTTCTCGTCCAGGCCGTAGACCAGCTCGAAGTGGTCGTTCTCGCAGACCTCGTGTGCGGCGATGCTGACGATCTGGCCGCTGCGGCGCGCGAGGTCGATCAAGCCCTTGTAGCCGATGATCACCTGCACGCTGTTGACCCAGCGCTCCTGCCCGCTGGCGTCCTTGCGTTTGGTGTTGAAGGGCACGAGGTAGGCGTGGCCCAGCACGGTGTTGGGCTCCAGGCCCATCTGCGCACACTGGCCGATGGCGCCCACGAGCGATGGCACATCGCACTTGGCCAGGGCCGGTGTGGTGGTGGCCGCGATCTGCGCGACCTTCAGCAGGCGTTCGATGCTCAGCGTCTTGGGCAGCATCTTGGCCAGCTCACCTTTCTTCTGGTTCAGCAGGTAGGCGATCTGTTCCTTGGGGCGCATGTCGGCCAGGGGGCGGGTTGCGGGCTGCGCGGTGCGCAGTTCGGCGATGGAAGCGGTAGCCATGTGGTGGTCTTTCCAGGTGGTGGTGGTTTGGTGGTTCAGCCCTTGAACCGGCAGGTGCTGTGCGCGGGGCAGTAGCGTTCGCTGCAGAGCCAGGACTTCGAGTTGCCGTAGAAGGCGCCGCTGTGGATCAGCCGCGATGCGTGCTCCAGCAGGCCGGGCTGCTCTTCGGTGCCGATGAGCACGGCGCGCGCGTCGGGCACTTCACCGGTGGCCACGCGTTGCGCTGCGGGCGTCTTTCCGGTGTTCATGCCGACGATCTGCGCCGGCGCGGTGATGTGCAGGCCCATCGCGTGCTCGGCCAGCAGTTCGTAGACGCCCAGCTGGGTGCCGTGGCCTTGCGTGTTGGCCTTGCCGTCGGCGCCCACGGCGCTCTTGCCGGTCTTCAGGTCGCTGATACCAAGGCCTGCAGGCGTCTCCCGCACGCGGTCAGTCGTGCCGGTCAGCGCGATACCCAGGTCGGGAAGCTCCAGCTTCTCGCACTTGACCTCGACGCCTCGGTAGACCTGGCGCGGGGCGATGTCGTTGCAGTACTTCGTGTGCAGCGCCAGCGCGATGCGTTCGGCATCGTTCGGCGCGGTGTCTTCCCACTCGACCTCTTCCTCGGGGTGGTGGATGGCATCGACCAGGGCACCGGCCGCATCGTCGGCGCTCACCGGGCTGCCACCGGGCAGACGCGAGGCATCGAACACGGCGGTGCCGGCGTGCACAGCGGTGCCCAGCTGAGCGGCGGCGCTGCGCGGGCCGCGCATGCCGAGGATGTATTTCGCTTCCCAGCGCGCTGGGCAGTCGAAGAGTTCGGCCAGTGAGCTGGCGCGGATGAAGATCAGTTCGCGCTGGGCTGGCCAGGCGCTGGCAATGACGGTGCGGTCGGGTGCGTTCACAGGGAATTCCTCGGGTTGAAGATCGCTTTCAGCTCACCCCAGACACGGGCGAACAGGCTCAGTTGGAAGGGGTGCGGCTTGCGGTACGGCCCAGCCAACGCACCGCTGGACAGCAGCAGCTCAGGCAGCGCAGCGTCGGGTGCAAGGTTCGGCTCGATGGCCACGGCCTCGCACTGCTCAGCCAGCACGCGGCCCATCGGGTCGCCGTCGGCCTCCATCGGGATGTAGAAGGCCATGGCTCAGTCGCCGCAAAAGCGAACGCCGCGATTGACCCAGCGTTCGACCGTTTCGTCTATCAAAACGCAGTCGTAATCGACCCAGGGCCGCAGGTTCTCGACCTGGACCTGCAGCGCATGCGCCCGGCGCCACATCAGGAAGGCGCGGTAGTGGCTGCGGTAGCGGCCGCGGCGCCCCTGGCTCATGTCCTCGAAGCGCATGGCCGGGAAGGTGTCCTCGCGCAGCAGCTCGGCGCCTTCGGGGATGAAGTTCTCGGCGCGCGGCGGGTTGTGCATCGGGGCCTGGACGATGCGCAGGCCGAACATGCCGATGCCCGGGGTGCTGCTGTAGGTGAACTGCACGACCCACGGGTAGAGGGTGGCGCGCTCGATCAGCGACGCAGCGGACAGCGGGTGCAGCAGCAGCGGCACGGTGTTGCGTTCGGCGTGCTCGGCATTGGCCTGCTCGACGGCCTGCACCTGATCGGCGCGGGCGGCGTTGTGGACGAGGGTGAGCATCACGCCACCTTGGCGACGAACACGCCACCGACGACTTCCATGTGCTCGCGCAGGCCGGCGTCGTTCATCGCTGTCACCATCTGCAGAAAGGATTTCTGGCTGCGCGTGGCGCGCATCACGCCGGATAGCGTGGCGGCGGCGAAGCGTGGGTCGGTGTGGGCGAAGTTGACGGCCTTGGTCACTTCGCGCTGCTCGGATGCGTTCATCTGCGGCTCCCTTGCACCGGACCCGGCGGGTCTCTCAGTGCATGGATGCATTGAACCATAGTTCAAACAAATCCGCAACCATAGTTAACGCTTTTCTATCGACCCCTAACTTTTTTTCAACAGCCGGCTGCAGTCCGGCGATCTCGGCCACGCAGCCGCACAGCGACCCGGCGCAAAAAAGCCCGCGCACGGCGGGCGTTCGGCGGCGGCAGTCGACGTGTCTACTTCGGACTGCTGGTCATGGTGGTTCGGCCGTTGCCTATGCTGTAGTTCGTCGCGCTCGTGCTGAAGGCATAGTTCATCACCACGCCATCGCGCACCAGGACGTCAAGCATCTTG